TTTTAAATGATGAAAGGAGGTGCAATTTTTGAAATTCTGGAGCAAAGTAAAATCTTTTTTTCAAAGTTCAAATGTTCAAAACGGTTGGAGCGGACCAGGGTATGATTTTTCTTTATGGGCTGGGAGCGCCTTTGGCGGTTTATCTAATGCGAACTTGAGTACAAATGAAACTATTTTTAGCGTTATAACGAGATTGGCTAACACTGTATCATCACTTCCGATACATTTATACAACAATTCAAGCCAACAGTCAGGTGAACTAGACGACCTATTAACAGTACAAACAAATAATTCAATTTCAGCATATGATTTTTTTAATCAAATGGAAGTGTCAAGAAATTCAAATGGTAATGGATATGCTTTAATTCAAAGGGATGTGCTTGGATCCCCAATCGCTTTATATCCTATAAAGCCTGATTGTGTTACTCCTATGATTAATCTTGATGATTATTCATTATGGTATCAAATTTCAGATGATTTTTTTCATGCAATTGTCTTTAACACAGAGGTAATACATGTAAAGCACATTTCACCTGTAGGCGGAATTACAGGCATAAGCCCAATAGCTGTATTGAAAAATTCCTTAGATTTTAATAGCGCTGTTCAAGACTTTTCGCTAACTGAGATGAACAAAAAGGACAGTTATGTTATTAAGTATGATAAAAACGTTTCCGAAGAGAAAAAGAAGGCTTATATAGCTGATTTCGCTAGAATGATTAAGGAAAATGGTGGTGCAGTATTTCAGGAAAAAGGATTTGAATACGATAGATTTCAAAGCGAATTTAAATCTAGTGACTTGAAAGACACAGAAAGTATTACTATTACACGAATAGCTAATGTCTATAATGTTCCTATTACTTTTTTGAATCAGTCAAATTCGAGTGGAATTAATTCAAATGAGCAATTGATGGCTCAATTTGTCCAAATGACACTAATCCCTATCGTAAGGCAGTATGAAACAGAGTTTAATCGAAAGCTTCTTACTCAATCACAACGATCAAGTGGATTCTACTTTAAATTCAACTTAAATGGTCTTTTGAGAGGCGATACAGCTGCAAGGACCAACTTCTACCAGATGCTTGTCCGAAATGGTTTAGCAAGTCTTAACGATATTAGCAAGCTTGAAGATTTACCATTATCCAATGATCCAAACGCTGATAAGAGATATGTATCTGGAGATCTTTATCCAGTTGACATGGACCCTGCCGAGCGTAATGCTAAGCAACAAGATAATGTAGATAAAACAGTAATGACTATCAATGAACGCCGTGAGGCTCAAGGCCAAGAACCAATTGAAGGCGGAGATGCGATCTATATGCCAAGTTCAGATATACCTTCGATTGACACAAATGATGCATCCAACAGCAACAAAAAATCTACTCAAAGTAAAGGTGGTGATATGTAATGGCTTCTAGCTTAAAGCCGTTGTATGGCACACTGAATAATACAATAGCTAAGACTATAGCACTAAACAACCCGGGATATTCAAAAATAGTTGAGCCTTTTGGTGATAGTGGAACCTATGCCTTGTTTGCAGCTAAGAAGCCAGCTAAGCAACATATTGTTAATATTGTTGACCCAGAAATGCTTGCTATCATGCAATTTGCTCAATCATACAGCAATTCTGATTTTTCAACTCTAAAAAATGAAAATTGGAACAGTGATCAGGATACTTTTAATCAAGTTCAAACGATTTCTGATACTGAGGGTGAAAAGCTAGTATATAAGCATCTTTACAACAAATGGTATGGCATGAGTATGCTTGGAAGTGATGAAGTTAATTGGAATGTGTTAACACTTAATCAAAATAGCAAAAACAAGTTATTTGCATTTCCACTAATGAAAGTACTTTTAAAATCAGTAGAGTTTCAAAACGTTGATCCGCTGAGTCTGATCCCTAGTGATGGATTCATGATCTTAATTCCTGATAGTCAAAACATCGATAGCGTTAAAAGCAAACTGGCTGGTCTATCTGGTCAGTTTTTCTTTGCAGGAAAAGTTTCTGACGGAATGGCAGTCATAACAGATGCGCAGTCAATGAATAATCTTAATGTGCATGGTCAAGAAGTAGCGTCAATAATGATGAATAGTTACTCAATGATAACTAATTATGACTCAAGGCTTACAAAAATAAATCCTGATGATTATTCTTCAATGAAGGGGGGTGATTAGATGACAAAGAAAGCTAAATTTTGGAGCATGAAACAAAATGAAGGCGCAGATAATGCAGAAATTTTTATTGACGGTGAGATTACAAGCGATGAATGGGAAGATTCAGATACCTCAGCAGCTGGTTTTCGAGATGATTTAAAGCAATTAGGAAATCCAAAAGAAATAAATCTTCATATCAATAGTCCAGGTGGATCAGTCTTTGAAGGCATTGCAATTTACAATATGCTGAAACAAAATTCAGCTAAAGTAAATACGTATGTTGATGGGTTAGCAGCATCAATAGCAAGTGTTATCGCAATGAGCGGTGACACTATTTTTATGCCTTCAAATTCAATGATGATGATTCATAATCCGTGGACTATGGCGGTTGGGAATGCTACTGAGTTACGGAAACAGGCTGATGATTTAGACCAGATCACAAAATCAAGTGTTTCAACATATTTGGATAAAGCTGGCGATAAGTTAGATGAAGCTACCTTACAGAAACTGATGGATGATGAAACATGGCTAACTGCACAAGAAGCGGTTAATTATGGGCTTGCAGATCAAGTCTTATCAGCGAATGCAGCAGCTGCATCTATAAGTAAAAAATTTGCAGAAAGATATCATAATGTACCAGAAAAATTGCAATTCGTTACAGTAGAACCGGCTATTAACAGTGAATGGTTAGAAAAAGTAAAAGAAAAAGCAGAGCTTCGTGCTCAACAAGCAGAAAATTTAAACAAAATTATAGGAGGAGAATTATATGAATCTCTTTGAAATGAAACAAAATTTATTTAACATTGGTCAGCAGATTAAAACGGTGAACGAAAAAATTACCGCTAAATCGGCCTCACCTGATCCAGCAGCTGTTGAAGATATCAAAGAGTTAAATAAAACAGCAGAAGGGCTTCAAGTCCGTTTTGATGCTTTAAAAAAGCAAACGGATGCTGAAGAGCTAAAGCAGAAGACCCATTTAAAGAAAAACCCTGCTAAACCGGCAGAAAAACGAGAAGATCGTATTATTCAAGCCGAGGCAGCGTGGATTCGCCACACGATGCGTCCTGACAACGCAGATTTTTCACAGAAGTTAACAGAAGCACGCCAAGCACTCCAAGATGACGCAACTACAAATGGGTCAGACTTCTTGCCAATCAACGTATCCAATCAACTTATTTCAGAACCTTTTGCAACCAACCCATTACGACAGATTGAAACTGTTTCAACAATTACTAATTTAGTTTTGCCCCGTATTGGTTTTGACATTGAAGACGATTCGTTTATTTCTGACGGAGATACAGCCAAAGAAATTGATTTAAAGGGTGATCAGGTAACTTTTGGACGCAATCAAGTTAAAGTTCGTGCCGGCATTTCTGACACTGTTTTGTATGGTTCAGATACTGCCTTGGTTGAGTATACTAATAACTTGCTTTCTTCTGCGTTGCAGCTTAAAGAGCGAAACATGGCGTTAGGCACTAATTTAGCCGCTAACTTGGCACATATGTCGTTTTATGACACAACAAGCGTAAAAATTGATTCTGTAACTGGTGATTCTTTATATGACGCTATCCTTTCCGCTCTTGGAGATTTAGACGATGCATTTCAAGACAACGCTAAGGTGCTAATGAGACGAAGCGACTATTATGCAATGATTAAAGCACTTGCCAATGGTTCATCGTCATTATATGCAGCACAGCCAGAACAGGTTATTGGTGTTCCTGTACAGTTTACATCAGCAGCAGTCACACCCATCGTTGGAGATTTTAGTTATGCACAATTGAATTATGACATTCATGGTGCTTTGTATGAGCAATACAAAGACTATCAAAAAGGGATTAATTACTTCCAGCTGACTGCATGGTTCGATCATCAAATCAAGTTGGCTTCTGCTTTCAGACTTGCTACAGTTAGTGGAACTACTACAACTACAACGTCAAAATAACGACGACTACCACAGTTAGTCCGACTACAACAACAACTACGACAGTAGCTCCAACTACGTCAACAACGACTGTGGCGCCGACGACTACGACTACTACCGTAGCACCAGTATCAACTACTACGACAACTGAAAAAAGTTAGTAGGTGATTGAATGGATTTTGAAGATATTGATCAAGGCTTTATGAGCTTATTAAGAAATTCGTTGAGAATTGATAACGATACTGATACGGATCTGCTCACTAAAATAATTGTTGCAGCGCGCAAGAACATCGCTGGACAAGTCGAAGAAGACGATTT